TAATATCTTGGATCTTAGATCCTAAGAACCGGTCACTCATTATATCGGCAGCTTTTATAGTCATCTTATTTCTATTACTTTCTACATGTAACCGAGTAGCCGGTTTGAAGATGGAGATAGAAAAAGGTAAAGAAGAATCACAGAGGATAGTTAATAATTATGAAGCTGCACAAGATACGGTGATAATGTTTACTGAAGCTAACGGTAACTTGGTAGGCCAGATTCAGGGGTACGAATTGACAGTAAAAGAATTAAAGACGGAATATGAAAAACTCTTTGGAGAACATGAAGATTTAAAAAAAAGACCACCTTTAACTATAACTAAAGTTGTGACAGTGATTAAAGATAGCTTAATTGAAGTTGCTGTAAATTCTACAGGTGACAGTACAGGTGGAGAATTAACCTTTTCAGATTCTACATTTTTCTCAGAAGGAAATTGGAGGAATCTTTCAGGTACGATTCCATACAGCTTGAATAATACTTTAGAGAACCCAGTCATTCCAGGTGATGGTTCTTTTGAAATTGGACAGTCACTGTCCCTTTCAACAACACTTACTAAAGATAAAGAAACTGGAAAGATAATGATAAAAGTTGAGACTCCCTACCCAGGAGTTACATTTTCTAGCATCCAAGGAGCCAGTATTTTGGATGATGAAAAGAACAAAAAAATGTGGAGACAGGCAAGGAAAACTTGGGGCATAGGCTTTGATGTTGGGTACGGTGTTCTGATAGATGTCAGAAATTCGAATGTTTCTACCGGACCTTATTTTGGTGTAGGTGTGAACTATTCACCAAAGTTGCTTCAGTGGGGTAAATAAATAAGATATAATGGAATCATCTAGGTACATACAAATCTCAGATCAAATATTACTTGAGTATGTCTATACGGATCAAGGAGATCCTGCAGAATTCGATACTCTTGCATATCCCATAGAGCTCATGGAGAATGGGCATAACAACAGCATGTACCTCTTCAACACAGAAGCAGTAGCATCTACTATGGGAAATTACCGAGACATTTCAGCTGCTTCAGTGGATAGTAAAAATGCACAGTACGCATTTCTTAACACAGATGTAGGAGTACCTTACAATGATTACGATCCTAAGCTCACAGACAGTGTTAACTTATTACAGACTTTTACACCTAATGTAGATGCTGTTTATGACAGGGTAAGAATCCACTTTATAGCAGGAATGAATTTTGAGGGAAAGTATGATGGAATAATTTTTCAAATACAAGCAACTAGGCGAGACGGTGTACTCATAAACATGGCCTCTATCGATTATTTAAAAAGTGATACACCAATGTTTAACCCAGATCCTTTACTCTTAGCTGATAAATTGTATGCCACTTACATAGAGTTTAGAGTACCATCACTCTATTACATGCTTAACACTTTTGATAAAACAGATCCTAATGGGTTGGCTTATAGGTTTACTAGTGGACAGGGATTCATTGGAACCAGTCCAATAACTATCATGGCCAAGGGGATTTATCAGACACTTAACGAAAATGGTTATTCTATTTACAATGTACAAGACCTTAATATTGCTAAGATTAATGCTAGAGATATTTATGATAATCTTTATGCAGAAGTCATAGAATCTTCTGGGGGAGATTATTTTGAACTCACAGGTAAGGTTTTAGGTTCTACTCTTTCTAATTTTATTGCTACTCTTAACAGCCAGGGTAATGGTGATTACATGATCTTCCACCAGATAGTCTTAAGTGAACAGATAGGTTTGACCTTTAGGAAGACCAGTGAACAGATGTTTACACAGACCCAAGACTTTGACTTACCCATACTTTACAGACCCATCATAAATCACAGTGCTACTGCCGTTTCATTTGCTATAAATTACAACATGAGACTTTACAATAAAGCAGACAACACACAGATCATTAAGCAGGCAAGGTACGTCTCTTACGATCCTAAAAAATACGGCCGACGATTGATGAAACTTAACTTAGGCACAGTCCCTACAATAGCAAAAGTGTACAATGAATTAGGTGATGATAGTGGTAACCAAATTGTTGTAGGCGGATCAGTAGCTAATAATGCTAACTTAGCCGATAAGATAACAGAAAATTTGGTTGTTAAACCATACTTTAACACGACATTTAGAGATAGGATAAATGTTAAAGCTTCAATGTCTACAGTTAAAGTGGAAAATATAACAGACGTATAATGGCACTAGCGAACTACCAAGATTACTTTCAAAGAATTAAACAGTATGGAGAGTTGTATAAGAAATTTACAAACTTAGCTGTAGATGATGTAATATTGCCTCAAGGAGATGGGACTATTAGAATCTCACCTTTTGATGATTACATTCTTTTTACCATTTATGAGGAGAGAAACGGTTCGGACACTCCCATTGACTTTTTAAGTGCAGGAAGCATATTCTTGAGTTTCATTGGAGAGAACGATGAAATTAAGATACCTTATTATACTAATGTTAAACAGATGGACTTATCGGCAGGCCAAGTCTTGTTTAGGATTAGTGCTGAAGATTCTAAGAAAATTCTTGCTTTAGATAACAATAATTTTTATGTATCAGTGCAGATGCAGGCTGAGGGTGAGAATGCATCTGATGAGTCTGTAATTTACACCGGTAAGTTCTTATCATTTGCTGATGAGGCACAACAAAGCCTTACTGATAAGTATGATCTCTTACTAAAAGCCAGTATAGAAGAAGGCGTGGAACACCAAGCACAGATCTCAGAAAGGGATAAAGAAATTGCTCAGCTTAAACAGACTATCACAGACCTCGAGAATAGGAATCAGGTATTGTTTGATAATAACATTACCATATCTAATGAATTAGCTGATTTAGCTAAAGACTTAAGTTCTGATGTTATAGATGCAGCATTACAAGCTTCGGCAGCGGCACAGCAAGCTGGGGCGGCTGCTCAAAAGGCTTCTGTAGATATCCAAGCAAGCTCAGCAACCATAGCAGCAAGTAATGCCGTTAGCTTTAGTAGTATGTCTAATGAGTGTAAGACAGAAGCATTAGAAAGATATTATTAGAAAGATTTACAATATAATGACCTATGTTATTAAGTGCAAGAAATAATCAATTCATCTATAACCTTCCGAGGACTTTCATACCTGAACACCTTGTAAAGAAGTATAGGCCTTATCTTAATAAGATGCCTGGTAATATGATAACGGAACCCATAGATTTTTTGAACTACGGCATACAATCATTGAACTTACCTGGGCCAACATTTGATCCTGTTGAACAGATAGACTATCCTGGTCACCACAGAAAGTGGAGAAGTAGCTTACCCTTGTCTACTACAAGAGATCCTAAAGAAATGACTCTTACAATGCAGGCATTTGACGGGTATGTTAATTATTGGATGGCAATAGAAATATTTGATTATTACTACACAAGAGATGGTAAGACTGCCTATGTCCCTGAGGGCGTAGGTGTACAAATCATGGATTCTGAAGGAATCGTATATGTGTCAGCTAAAATGAATCGTATGTTATTCCAAGGAGTATCTGCATTAGACCTTAATTTTTCCAGCAATACTGTAGAATTTCAAACTTTTGATATGACATTTGTTTACAATGATCTTGAAATAGTTGTTAACCTAGACTAATAAATATAAAAACAAACCTACAATGGAAACATTTTTAGAACATATAAATAAGCAAGCCGACTCGAAACTCTTTGAACAATACATGTTAGAATCTGAAGAGTGGACAGATGAACAAGAAAAAATGGTAGATGAAGTCGTTGAGAAATTTATGGCTGACCGCAAAGATGGTAAAGACTTGGAAGTTACTATGGAGGAAATAATACAGGAAGGTCTGCTTGGTTCAATTTTAGGAGGCCTCAGTGGTTTTGCTTTAGGCAAATCAGTTGGTAAAATGCTTGCAAAAGTTTTAGGCATCCAAAAGGGAGTATTTTATGATCTTTTAACAAGTCGCTTAGTGGGAGCTGCATTAGGAGCAGCTGTTGGTAAGAAGTTTTAATTTTTTTATGACACAAATCGGTATTGACTTTTCTATAAACAGCCCAGGGGTTTGCATCCTAGATTCTGAAGGCTACCACTTTATTTCTTTTTTTAATTACGGAGGAAGGGACTTAGATAAAAAAATTCTTAAAGCATTTCAGCATCATTTTTCTTTAGATGAAGAAGGTGTAATTAGTAGCCAACTTTACAATAGAGGAGTGAGGAGCAAAGAATTTTTGTATCGTGAACGTGAAAAAATGAAAGATGCGGAAAATCTCTCGCACCTCATATGTGAAAAGATAACAGAGTGGGATATACAAGATGCCCAAATTTATATGGAAGGATTTTCATACGGGTCTAAAGGTAACTCTTTTATTGACATCATTCAGTACAACTCATTTTTAAGAAAGGATCTAGTGACTCTCTATAGTGAAGATAACATTTCAGTTTTTCAACCATCTCACGTTAAGAAGACTGCTGGGAAAGGTAATGGGAATAAACACTTTATGGTTAAAGCCTTTCAAGATAATGTCTTAGATGATGACCTATTAATAAAAACAAAATTATGGAATTGGATGAAAGGAAAAGACTATTCAGAAAGAATACCAAAGCCTCTTGATGACCTATGCGATGCATACTTCATCTTACAGACAGGAATCTTGAATGCTTCTAGTTAATACTATACTTTCCTTTCGAGGAATCAGTTAATTTTATATTGAAGAATTGTAAATTTGTTTCAGCTACATGAAAAAAAAATTTAATAAAATTAAAGCAATAGGAAAACAAATCTTTTTAATTAAGGATGAATTTACTGAAACTCCATCAGGAATTATTCTTCTCGGTAAAGAAGGTACTAATCTTCCACCCTATAGTGGAACAATTGTGGTCGTAGGCGACACTGTTGAAGATCCGGACTATAAAGAAGGTGTCCGAGTTTTATACCATGATTTTGCAGGATTTGAATTTGAACACGGAGGTCAAAAATACTACAGTGTTCGTGAAAAAGATGTAGCAGCCATCATTGAAAAAAATGTTACGGTACAGTGAAACAAACCTTCTTTGTGAATATATAATAAACAAAGGAACTGATACTCAGGGACTTTGCTAAACGGCATTAACATAGGCAAGTAAATTGGCACTTTTAAGGCAATTAAATAGGCTTCGCTATGTGTTAATCCAAAATTAATAACATAAAAAAAGGCAATATTATGGCTAATGAATTCGACATTTTTAATGTAAGTGTAAGTGATCTAGACACTGGAGAAGCTCCTTCAAAAGGAAGCGATTTATACACTCCCAAACCAGATCAAGGACAGGACGGCGTTTACCGTTCTTTAATCAGGTTCTTACCGAACCCAACAAATCCCAGAAAACCTTTCGTAAGAAAATTCGTCTATTGGTTGGAAGACAATGACGGAAATGGCTTTTATGTTGACTCACCCTCAACAGTTGGCGATAAATGTCCGGTACAGGATATGTTCTTTAAGCTGAGAAATTCAGAATCAGCAGTAGATAAGAAGATGTCAGAATCTCTAAAACGAAGAGAAAGTTTTTACGCTTTAGTACAAATCGTAAAGGATCCTCAGAACAGAGATTTAGAAGGACAGATCAAAGTTTACAAGTTCGGTTGGAAAATTAAGACAAAAATTGATGAAGAGCTCAATCCACAATTCGATGAGCCAACTCAAGTGTTTGATCCTTTTGAAGGAAAGAACTTTGAACTGGTAATTTCAAAGAAGGGTGGCTTTCCGAATTACGATTCTTCTAAGTTCCAAGGTACTAAATCAGCAATGACCATTGAAGGTGAGGCTGTAAGTAACACGGATGAAAGTAGAAAAGCAATTCTTGGATATTTAAAAGATGCTCCAGATTTAAGCAATTTTGATTATCACGCTTGGACAGATGAACAAAGAGGTAAAGTAATGAATGTACTTTCTCAGTTCGTTTCACCAGGAGCTTCTATTAATGTTGTAACAACACCTACAGAAACTGTAGCTGCTGTATCATCAACACCAAAGGAAGAGAAGAAGGCAGAACCTGTAGCTGCTACAGAATCTAATGATAATCTTGATGATTTTATCGCGGGCTTAGACCTATAAGATAATGACAGAAGAGATTTTAATATCCTCAGATCTTAGGGCCCGAATTATCGATAAGATAGCTCGGGTCCTTTATCGTAACCATAACCATACGGAAAAAAGAAAATTTCTAGAAAGTAGGGGTAGGTTAAATTTTGCATGTCCTTATTGTGGGGATTCTACAAGTGTTAATCGTAAGAAGAGAGGTAACCTTTATTGGAACGATTTATATTTTCACTGTTACAATTGTAGCGAACATAAATCTTTAGATGATTTTTTAAAAGACTTTGATGAAAACTTTGAGGGTGAAGAAAGGGTAACAGTAGTTAACTTCATAAAAGATAATCGCAAACACTTTAGCTTAGGTGAGAGCTTAGATTTTTATTTATTTGAAAAGATACAAGCATTGGCTCTTTCCTTTGATGAAATCTCTAAAGGTTTCAATGTCTATCCAATTAATGAACTTACATATAGGGCTTATCCTTATCTTAGGAGTAGGCTGTTACATCATAAGTTAGAACACTTTGGATATGATCCTAGAAGAAAAGAACTTTATATTTTTAATTTAGACACTAAGGGAAAGATAGTAGGATTTCAAATCAGAGGATTAGAAGGAAATGGACCAAAATATAAAACATGGAATTTACAAAGAATTTACAATAGACTAAGAATACCTTTAGAATTACCAGAGGAAGAAACAGAGGCGATAAATAAAATATCAATGCTGTTTGGTATTTTAAGAGTAGATCTTGGTAGAGACTTTACAATTTTTGAGGGACCTATTGATGCTATGTTCATGAATAATTCTATAGGTTTGACTGGAGTTAAAAAGAAGATCGTAGATTTTGATGAGATCCCAACTGCTCGTTATATGTTGGATAATGATAGAGAAGGAAAGACTAAGATGATACAAAAAATTAAGAACGGACAAAGTGTATTCTTATGGAGCAAATTTTTAGAGTCTTATGAGATAAGAGATAAAAAGATTAAAGATTTAAATGACCTCATTAAGTTTGAATATAAAGAACGGACAGGCTGTTTAGATGCGATAGATGAATATTTTAGTAGTGATCCACATGATATAGTTTTCTTATGATAAAAACATTTATTGAATTTGTGAATGAAGAATTAGAGACTGAAGGTTTTTATGATGACTTGGAAAATAGTAAAAAGAAACTTAAGCTTATCCCTAGATTTAAGAGTGAGCTTAAAGATAGTAAAATTGAATCTTCATTCACAATGGGAAAACCTAAAAAGAAGTTTAAACCTAAAGTTTCTAGGATGAAGAAACCTAATGATAAAGGAATGTTTTAATGTTTGATGATACCAAGATAAAAGAAGCTAATGATCGCCTAGAAGAACGGCTTATCCAAGATAGGTTAGAATGGAGGGAGAAGATAAAAGACCTCATATACAAGAGTAAGAGTATGTCGGAGCTTGCCGAATGTCAAGTATTCATGTTATCATATCGACAGATCATCCTAGATAAGTTAGGTGAGTTTAAGACGACAATATATAAAAGGAAGGCTACCTGGGAAAAATACTTTAAAGAATCCTGGAGGAATTATTCTTTAGATTATGATCTTAAATTAACAGGAGGAGAGAAAGCTCAGTTTATTAAAGCTGATTTAGCTTCTCTTAAGATTCAAATTTCTTTATTAGAATCACATGTAGAATATTATTTGGAATGTATTCGAACTTTAGATAATATGGCCTTTGCAATTCGTAATAGAATTAGGTTAGAAGATGATATGCTATAATAAGATGAATAACAAACACTTTAAAGCTAAACAAGATTACGGTTGTGATATAATAAAAATGCCGCTTAAAGAATTAAAAATGGGAAGAGGAACAGCATTAGAGCAGGCTCCGAGACTTGCTAGATTTGCAAGATTTTATACTTTATTGGAACAAGAACTGGAACATCCCATATTGGTATTAGGTGATCAACTTTACAATGGGGAATTAAGAGTTATGGTAGCAGTAGAAAAAGGTTATGAATATATTGATGCTATTGTTTCGGATGATATTAAATTATTGGAGAGTTTGAGAGTCTTACAAAGGAAAGATGCTCATCGATTTTTCCCAAAGGAGGAATTAGAGCGATCAGAAAGAGAAGGGCAATAATGGAACTTTCACTAGCAGACAATAAAAAATTCTTAATCATAGATTCCTGTACTACATTAGAGTATGAACAGTTAAAGTCTAGTCTTACCAAGAAAATTGACGGTTGGAGATTTCATCCTTTAGTTAAAAAGAAAGTATGGGATGGGAATATATCATTCATTAAAAGAAATAGGGTACCCTCAGGTCTGTGGAAAGAAGTAGTAGATGTCTGTAAAGAATATGATCTTAAATTAGGTATTAATAATGTTACCGAACTTTTTGATACAGACATTAATGAAGGTAAATTTAGAGAGTGGGTAGAAGATTTTTTCAAAGATCACCCAGAATTTAAACCGCGGGAGTATCAAATAGATGCAGCTTTTAAAATTTTAAAATATCGAAGATGCTTAGCAGAACTTGCAACATCTGCTGGTAAAACTCTAATAGCTTTCATGATAGTAGCTTACCTTATGGAAAATTTAGGTAAGAAAAGAATTTTAATAATCGTCCCAAATGTAAGCTTGGTCCTCCAGGCCACTGGAGACTTTGAACAGTACAATCACCAAAGTAGAATACCTTTAAAGATACAGCAAATTTACGCAGGAGTAAAACTCAGAAAGAGTTCTAACATAGTCATTGGTACTTATCAATCTCTAGTTAAAAAAGACGCAGAATATTTCGAACAATTTGATGCTGTTATGGTAGATGAAACTCACAAAGCTAAAGCAGCTTCTATACAAAAAATTACAGATAAGTGTTGGCACTGTGATTATAGGTTTGGGCTATCAGGAACAATACCAAAAAGAGGTACTGTAGACCGTTTAACTTTAATGTCAGCATTAGGCCCATTGGTAACTCAGATTAAAGCGGCTCAATTACAAGATGAAGGATTTATTTCTTCTTGTAAAGTCATTCAACTTCAGATGGAATATGCTACAGAATCCCAAAGAGAAGCCTTTTGGCAGTTATCGCGAAATTATGCGGATAGACAAAGGCTTTTTAATTTAGAACAGAATTTTATTAATCAGCACGATGGAAGGTTAGATTTTATATGTAATGTAATAGGCAAGACAAATACCAATTCATTAGTCCTTTTCCATAAGATAGCATACGGTGAGAAAATATATAATAAACTCAGAGAAACTACCGATAAGAAAGTTTATTATGTTGATGGGAGTATTAATAAAGACATCCGTGAAGAGTTTAAACACCGCATGGAACGAGATGAAAATGTAACCATCGTCGCCAGCTACGGAACTTTTTCTACCGGTATTTCTATTAAGAACATCCACAATATTTTCTTTACTGAAAGTTTCAAAAGCGAGGTCATAATAAGACAGAGTATTGGAAGAGGTTTAAGAAAGCACCATACAAAATCTCACGTGAAGATATTTGATTTTGTAGATGACTTGAGGTATCAAAACAGTGAGGCAGATTGGCTTAATTATGTGTACAAACATGGAATACAAAGAAGAAAAATTTACAAGGAAGAAAAGTTTCCATGTGAAGTCCAATCAATAAGATTTTAAACTATAATATATTAGACACAACGGTTGAATATATAAAAAAAAGAAACAGCAAATATGAAACCACTTAAGAAATTCTCGGCTATTCTAGAAAATGATAATAGTATTCTAGAGTCGTTGACCAAAACATACGGCTCAGGCATTGTGGATCTTGTAAAGAAGCTTGGCTACAATAGTATGGAAGATATCGCAAAAGAAAAGAAACTTCTTTCTAAGCTAGAAACTCTATTAAAGGATCTACCCAAAAAATCTGATATTAGCGAGGATGACGCTGAAGAAATCGAAGCTGATATTCTTAAAAGAGGAGAACCTAAGTCTATCGAAGGTAAAGCGGGGCAAGTTGTTACTAAAGCTGAAGGTTCGGACCCAGCAGAAGTTGCAGAAGCCGACGAAGAAGATGAAGAAGCAGGAGCAGCCGGTAAGGCGGTACCTAAAGAAATAGGAGACGGTGAAAAAACTTCTGATGAAATAGAAGATGATGAATTGAAATTAGGAGAACCTGAAGCTGAGCCTGAATCTAAAGGAGAAACTAAAGTTTCCCCAGATGAAGATATAACTGATGATGTTCCTGAAGAGGAAGATGATCCAGAGGCTGGAAGGGATGTTCCAATATATCCACATGAAATAGGAGAAGAAGATGAACCACAAATTAATGATCCTGAGGAAAATGATAACCCTGAAGGATATCCTCCACCTGCAGGTTTAAGTGATGATGTTCCTGATCCTGAAGAAGTTGAAGCTGATGAAGTTGAAGCTGCTAGGCGGATAAAAACATTTGAAGATTTTGTACAAGAGGATGGACAAGATTCTACATCTACAGTAATTAAAAAGGTTCGTTACTCTGATGATGCTACTGAACCTGAAGATTACGGAGTTCCTGTAGCTGCATCGGCTGATCCTTTAGCTGAAGACGGAGATCCTGATAAGGAAGATGCTGAAGAAGAGGAAGAACATTATAAAGATGCTGTTAAGGATGATGACGATCAAGAAGATAAGTTAAAGAAAGATGCTGAATTTGATAAAGAAAAAGAGAAGGAAGCTGAAGAATTAGAAGAAGATCATTTAATTTTATCATTTTCTAAATTCGTTTCTGAGAAATATGATAAAGTTGTTTGGGGTGGAGATGAAGGAGACAAATCTAAAACTGAACCAGGAGAAGAAGATTACGAAGATGAAGAAGGAAAGGATGAAGGCTGTGGAGATGATCATGAAGAAGAGAAAGACGAGGCATATGATGAAGTA